AATGATTGATGTCGATTATTATATGGATATGCCCGCTTTTCTAGCGACGCACTTCAAACCTGTTATATTGTATAGTTTTCAACCTTCGCAGACTGGACGAGTCTCGGCTGACTATAGTTACTCCTTCCAAAACGACAAATGCGATTACCGTGTTACTGGAGGAGGTGTATACTCACACTTAGTGTGGGACTACCAACAAGATACTGTAACCGTCGAGTTGACCGTTGCAGGTCTGCGGGTCAAATATTGTACCTACCTTGTTGAACGTAGAACTATCGATGAAGATCATGAATTAATTTTACTTATTCCTCTCCGGAAATGGACGGTAGCCTCTGCTTGGTTAACACGCATGCTGACGGACACTCCCTTAAAGCGTTTTAAATTAGCTGTAGGCGAATTTAACCGACTAGCGCATTTCAAACAAGATGAACTTTCAATCTGTACCTCTTATGCTGGCCAGACTTCCTGTGTTGTTATTCCTGCGACTATTGATGAAGAAATAGTCAATATGGCGAAACTGTCTAAGAACGTGTTGGGTTATCCCACCGTTGCTCAGCTTTTTGCTAAGAATAACATCGTAGGTCAAGATCATGGAGCGAAGATACTTACAGCGTATGCCCAGGCCAATGCGAAGAAAGATGCAGTTATTGTATCTCTCCGGAACATTGTACCTAAAGTTTTCCATTATCAATTTGCAAAACGACATTACGATCAGGACTCGAAACAATCCATGGCCCGTATATGAATCCATTGTCTTACCCACCTTTTGTACCACTTCAGAGTATGTCAAATGAATACCAGATGATAAAAGGAAGAGTAACAGACATCCAAGTCAAACTGACCGATGAGATTCCAATGTTCGTAGCAGATTGTATAGAAGACTTCATACTGCAATTCATCCCTAAAGAAATCGCGAATACATTCCAGCCCTCTGATCGAGATATGCTGTTTGAGAAACAATGTCGCGCGACCCAGCGTAACATTCTGAATCAAACCGAATTCGATGACCCTGAGCAGGTAGGAACTTTGTCGACTTTCATGAAGAAAGAACCTTATTCGGGACCGAAGGATCCACGGAACATCACCACATATCCCGGCGCAATTAAGGCCGAGTACGGACAGTTCATATATTCACTCGCCGACCATTTGAAAACGATGGCTTGGTATGCTTTTGGCAAGACTCCTTTAGAGATTGCTGAAACGCTGACTGATGTTGCACTGAACGCGGATTTCATTACTACGAGCGATGGCTCTAGGTGGGATGGTCACATAAGTAAAGTTGTTAGACTCTTAGAGCTCAAAATTGGTGTTAGAGCCTTCGCACGAGAATTCACTGAACGATTCAGCATACTCCATGGGAAGCAATATAACAACAACGGTAAGTCCACGAATGGAGTGAAGTTCCGACAAGGATATTCACGGGGTTCTGGCTCGATGGAGACCTCAGTGTTTAACAGTATAGTAAACAAGTTCATAAGTTATCTCGCTACTCGAATGACGAAGAAGCAAGATGGTACCTATTACACTTCGACAGAAGCTTTCGATATGCCTGGCATGTTCGGAGGAGACGATGGCGCGTCCGCAAATGTATCAGCTGAAACCTTGTGTAAAGCTGCTGCTCTAGTTGGACAAGCCTACGAATCTGAGGAACATTATAGAGGTGATCCTGTAAAGTTCTTATCGCGAGTGTATACACCCCAAATTTGGTTTGGAAGTCCTGATTCTGTCTGCTCAATAGATAGATCGTTGAGGAATTTCAGTCTCACTGTCGCTTTAGACTCAAAAGTCACTCCACAAATGAAACTTTTAGAGAAATCGCGTGCTTATTACTTGACAGATAGGAATACACCATTAGTTGGTGATTTCGTATGTGCCGTTTTAAGAATAGTTGGAGAAGATAACCTATTGGGCTGTGCATCAATCGACAACAATCTAGGCGTCGGATCGTATGATAGTATTCACTTCAAGGAAGAGGTGCAATACCCAAATGCGGTTCATGATGTGGATTGGCAGGCTCTTGGTGTTCCGGATACTATAAATGCTGAGCTCTTTATTATGCATTGTCAAATCGCAGTTTCATTGGATGATCTGCTGAATTTCCCGATGTATGATACGAGGGCATTGTTAGGTGAGGAACGTGTTCCTACAGACATTATCATCAATAATGACGTGTGTTCGACATTTTCGAACGCAGCAGTCGTTGATATTGATCTGCAAACACAGTTGCTTGAGAAGCTTCCTGTTGAGGTTAAGACTACTACCGCTCTCCCTGAGAAAACACTTGCAGTACTTGCAGGATGTAAAACCAAGGATTGCCGCAACAAAGTAACGAAAGAAGGTGCTAGAATCTGTTCCGAGTGTTACAAGCTACTTCCTAAATGCGCCACGGAGACATGCAATAATAAGACCTTTACTGGGCCCTTGTGTGTGAAGTGTAGACCATCTGAT